TGGTGTGTTTAATTCAGCATCATGAACTGTTTCTTCAGTTGCTTTAGGTTGATATACTTTTATTTTATTACGTTCAAGTACAGGGGATTTGATAGTTACACCAGTCAAAGCATTTGCTCGCGCGGGAACAAAATCCTTTAACATCTTAAATAAACTATTATCGAAGTACTTAACTAATTCAAAGAAACCTTTATAATCTAATCGATTCGTTATTGAACCTGAATTAATGAAGTATTCTTGTTTTTGAATATTTAATGCATCATATGAACTAGATTCCATTAATCTAGGATCACCAATATAATCATCTAATGAAAATGTTGGTTTTGATCTAGCAATTGACGATGATACTCTTAAATCTAATGCAGTTTGTGGACTGAATGATAAATCAATAAAGTGTAAGTCAGTTGATGTAAAATCATTAGATCCAGTAAATGGTTGTTGAACCGATACAAATGGAGATAATACACTACCAGTTACAATATTGTTTTGTATTGTTATTTTATCGTTATCATATCCTTTTAATCCGCCTGTTCTAGTTGAACCACCTAATTCTTTAGGAGCAAATATACTACTTGTAACACCAAACGTAGTGATTAAGTTCTGTAAGCCAGCTGCTGTACCTTTTGTCTTAGATAATAAAGGTATATTATGATATATTCTTTTATATAGTTCAGCTAATTGATCTTTTTTAGGTACGTTATTTAAGTAACTACTAGTTACAGAAAAATCATTAACAAATAACGTACTACCACTATTTAAACCTCCAATATAATTATCAAACTCGTTATCGCCTTTACTATTATATAGTTTAACACCTAATGAACGTAAAGCATCATATACTATATCTTTAGATACACCTTTTTCAAGATTATTGTCTGCGTTATATAATTCATTAATTGAATCAATATAAATCCATATATTATCAAAATAATGACCAATCATATCTACGAAATCGTAGTATTGTTGATAATCTGTTGGATCGTTTTTAATATAATTTGGTATTATATTATATAAATGATCTAAATTTTCTTCATCATAATTAGCAGCAGAACTAGTATATGCGTTATACCATATATTAGCTGACGCTGTAGTTGATAATGTATATGGTCTTATTGTAGATGTTTTAGGCCAAGCATATGAGCTTGATTCAAAATACATATAAGATTCAAATCCGTCAAAGTTAGTTACTATATTATCTATCTTTAAACGAATTGATGATGTTTCTTCGTTTTTTAAAACAGATGTAGAAGCATTAATAACTGAAATATTAGTATTATAATCTTCAATCTGTTTTATTTTACTATAGAATATCTCTAAACGTTTTTTAGCTGAACTAAAATGTATAAAGTTACTAAATGATGTATAATCAATATTTAAATCATACGAATTATCATTCATATAGTTTAATACTTTATGATATGATGATCCAGTTAGTGATGATACTAATGAGTTATAATTTTCATATTTAGTAGCTACATTTTGTTTAACGTCTACTTCGATATCAAAATTAGGTCCACGTAATTGAGGGGGCAATTCAGGAATAATAGAAGCATCTAAATTAATATCAAACACATAGGGTTCGATAATTTCTTCAGTTATCCATCCACTTTCTTTAACTTGTATAATATCTGAAAGTGGTTCGTATAATTTTAATAATAATGTTTGTGATTCATTATCGACAGCAGCATTAATTATTAAAAATTGTTGATTATCTGGTAAATTGAATATATAATATTTCGTATCAGATGATACTTCAATATCTTGAATTAATTTTTCAGCTAATACTTGTAAATCATCAGATGTTATTGATGTTGAATTTAATCTAATTTCTGTTCTATCTGATGATATTTCAGAAATAAATAATTCAGACAAATCAGGACTCGATATATAACGTTTCTGAAAATGATACTGTGTTGAAAATTCACCTGAAACATAACCTAAATTTTGTAGATCTTGAACTGGGTCTATTTCAATTATAGGTAATGTATTTTCTACACTAAGTCCTGAAGTGGACGGTAATTTAAAACTATTATAATTATAATTAGTAGATAATAAGTTGTTTGAAGTATCATAAATAAATAACTCAATATAGTCGTTTTCAAAACCAAAATATTGATTCTTTACTTCAGGTGACAATAAATTTAGGTCATCATTATTAATTCTAGTTATGCGACTAGTATTATTAACATTTCCAATTATTTTAATATTATTTGCCATTATTTCTTAACTGAGTCTGCTAATGTTTGATTTACTGTTAGTAATTCACTTCTTAATGTAGTGATTTCATCTAATAAAGCTTGAATATCTGTTCCATCATTAAGACTAATTCCTAAATATTCTGCTGTTTGGTTTAAAATAAAACGATGTGATTGTGCATCGCCTTCTTTAGGTATTTGAAAGAATAAATCTTCGTATAGTTGAAAAAAATCATCTATAGTAAAAACATCCTCAACTACTGCTTGATTATTTAGTAGTTGTTTGAATCTATTATCTACTACTTTTTCGAAATTCTTCCGACTAAATGTAGTTTTACCTAAATCGATAATTTCACTCATTATCTTATAACTTTAAAGTAATTATTATCTTCAAATACTATTGTACTTCCATTTATTGTTGATTTAATTAATACTTGATAGTATCGTTCTGGTTGTAGACCATTCATATATAAATCAAAATAGTTACCTGTTGCATCAGCAGATAATTTAGTATAAGTAGTATCGAAATCAATTACAAATTCTTCCGTTTTAATATCTTTTACAGCATAGTATGAAGATGTTGGTAGAACTTTATTATTTAAATATACGGAAGAAGTTTGGAATGTCCTAGCAGGGAATTTATCTCTTACATTTACTCTGAAACGATTTACTGAATCTTCCTGAAATTCGCCTTTATTATTAGATAATGATATAGATACTAAATCTGAAGTGGCAGTTGTTAATGATGTAGAACGAGTATAATCATTCCATCTAAATTCTAAATACGGTGAATAGATTGTATGAGTATCTATTGAAAAATATTTAGTCTCAAATACAGATGATGTAGTAAATTCTAAACTAGAATCATGTTTAATTAAAAATCCATCAACATAATAACTAGAACTAATAGCGTTTGTTACTTTTAATTCAATATCTTTAGTTGCTTGATAATCAAACGATTGAGTAGCTACTAAATTACTACCTGTCCACCACATACCACCACCCACAGTAGATGAATAAGATGAAGTAACACCTGCTGATGTACCATAAAATACACTACCGCCTTCTAAATTTCTATATTTCCAACTAACTCCATTTGATGATGATGGAACATTTGATGCTCTACCACTACCCATCACCCATGATCCAGAAATTGGATGGCAGTATATAGTATAATCTAATGGTATTTCAGTGGCGTTAGCTAAATATAATTTCAAATAAGCATCATATGATGCCGTGTTTATTTTTGATGATAATATATCGGCAATTTCTGTTGGAGAAAATGCAATAGCAATACGAGATACTTCCCCAGTATCTGCTAGAGATTTATAGGTACTAAGATCTAATATTTCATCTATACCAGCATTTTTACTAGGATAGTATGAATATATAGAAGCGTCTTTAGTAGGAAATATTTTGTATATAGCCATCTTTAATATGTAATTATTCTACCGTTTATATCATTATCAGGAAAACGAATTTCAAATATACTTGGATCAATCGATGGGTATAAAATTCCACTTCTAGTAGCCGCATGTACATCATATCCGTATGGAGAATAATCTCCACCTTGTTTATTTATTATTTCAATTTTTGAAACCGATCGAACGCCAGGTATTTGCAATAAAAGTGCATTAATCTCGGATAATACAATAGGTTGATTAATTTGCCATGAGTCTATCGAAAAATATGTTTTAAGCGAGGATATACACGTTGATAATAATTCTTTATTATTATAGCTTGGATCAGAATTAATTTCAAAATTAACACCTAAATTAATATAGAACGCATTTTTAATGTTTATAGCATCAGTAATCATACGATACTCATTTAAATACGTTTTTAAATTTGATTTTAGTGTATTATTAGCATTAACTAATTTTTTATCTGAATTATATCCTAACACATATAAATCTAAACTTAATGGGTTTTCACTTAATAGATTACCTGTTGAATTAAATGTTTCTTGTGTTATATATGCTTTAGCAATACTTCCATATTCTGAGGGTAAACTCAAAGTACGAATAATATAATCTTCTTTAGTTACAGCACGATTTTGAGAAGTATATGCATTTAATGTATTTAAACGTATTTCTTCTACAGAATCACCACTTCTACCACCAATTGCTGGGGTTGGATTATTTACTAATAAATTACCTGTAATTAAACTTTTGATATTAGCATCTGATGGGCTATATTTAAACCAATTAGATGCGTTTGCTGTATCGATTGTTGTAATTGAATTAACAGGTAAATTAGCTTCAATTCCACCTCCAACTAAATATTTAACATGAAGATTTGATGATGGAGCAACACCATAATTTTTAGTATAAAAGGTAGATGCTTTATTATAATCGTCTATTTTATCGGATACACTAGAAACTAATCCTAATTGAATATTATCAGGGGTTGGAATAATTTGAATATCGGTTTGGTTTGAAATACCTGAACCAAATTGGAGTTCAATAGAACCAGTAGTTTTTATTCTAGTAACAAATCGTTTAGGAACACGTTGTAAATTAATTAAATAATTAATATTATCACTTCCAGATGTTGGATTTGCTGTTGGGGTAAATATAGTTTCTTGTGCTAAATAAGGTACTTCATACCAACGATTACCATCAGAACCAGTAACTTCTAATATTTGTAATATATTTGAGTCATTGATTACAGCTGAACTAAATTTTGTTGGAGTTGAAAATGAAAGTGTAGTTTCTTTAATTTCAGCTGATATAGCAGATACTGACTTTTTGAGTAAAAAATAATCACTATTATAATAGGTTATTTCAGCTGATGAGGTTTGGGAAAAATCAACATCATCTGTTGTAATAAACTTAGTAAAATTAGTATTACTCGTTAATGTTGTATTAGCGGGAATAACTAATGAATATTCTAAATTAGGAGATCCGCCTACTGATGGAATTAATTGATATAAATCAACAGTAGTAGTCGCAGCATAAGATGCTTTAGGACGATAACCGAATGAATAAGCTAAATTATATAGACTTTCTTTTTCCTTAGCTAAGTTTAAAAAATTTTCTTGAATTTGAGTATCAATATAAAATGACGAAACATCACCAACATAGGATGCCATTTCAATAAACATATTTCCAGGTGATGATTCTGAAAAATCATTGTATGTATCTGGAAAGTATGTTTTAGCAAATTCCTGAAGTGATGTTTTAAAATCACTAAATGATTTATTTACATATTTTATATTTTTATCTTCAGTTATCATCTTAATGTAGAAAAGTCTATTATAATTTTATCTTTATTTCCTGAAATTTTTAATTGGTATTCTATAGTAACATATAGTGTGTTGCGATCAATATCAGGATTTACTTCAATATTTGTCAATATAACTTCAGGAATATAATTATTAACGTTAGTTACTATTTGATCTTGGATTTTTTTAATTATATTATCCGTTATAGGATCAAATAATAATTTAGGTAAATCAGCACCAAATTCAGGATTTAATATTCGTTCTCCTTTATATGTTAATAACAAATTAATTAAATTTGATTTAACTTGATCTTGTGTTGAATATGTTTTTGGAAATACACCACCTCCTTTAAAAGGAAGACCTATTCCTACAGCTTTGTTTTTATCTAAATCTCTAGGATCTATTCTTGTTACTACAGGAATTGGCATAATTATTCGTTATATTGTCTCATTGCTGCCACATCTTGAGGAGTCATATTAGCTGCTGTTTCAGCTATAATATCTAAATATGGATTACCAGTTGATGCAACTTGAGGTTTTGAATATATTTGTTGTGTTGGAGAAGTTAATCCCATTGATGCTGCTAAATTTTGTCTATATGCTACCATATCAACATCCTGAGTTGTGAAACTCATTGTTTTGTTTTCTTGTATGGAGGTAGGTTTAACTTGTGATAATTCTTCTCTTAGAACTTCACGAACAGCTTCTTTAATAAGTTTTTTAAATACGTCTACTTTCATGATTATAAATATTAAGCTACGAGACCCTTTTGGTCAATTATTAATTTTAATTCTTCAACTAACACTTCAGGATTTAATGTGTATGAAATTGAACTTCTTAATACTTCATTTCCATCTCGATTTACAGCAACAGCATAATTTGGTTGTAAAGATTGAGATGCAAATCCTCCGGTTTGTTGTGGAGGAGTTATTCCTTGAGTAGTATCAGCTTTAATAAAAAATTTAAATCCTTTATAATCATATCCACTTAAATACCCAGCAGCAGGTTGAGTTAAACCTCTAATTAATGCCGGAACATCAGCTAATGATCCATTTAATATATTATTCAATTGAGCTAATCTTGCTTTATGTTCTGCTAAATTTTCTTGTAATTTATTAACTAATAATAAAGCAACCTGAAGTAATGGGCTTATTTTAATTAATATATTTTGAATTTTTAATAATATTTTATTTATAACTAATGTAAAAGGAAATAATGATAATATTTCAATTATAGCAGATAATATTGTAGTTAATATATTTAATATTTTTAATATTTGTTCTATTGTATTTAATAAACGTTCATTAGTTGTTATTATACTAAGAGCAGTACCTCGTTTTATTTTTGCAGTATCAAATTCAGTTTGTGTTTTAACACTAAAAATAATATCATTAGTATCATCTACTAATTTTTCAATTTTTGTATTATTAACAGCTATATTTTCTAAAATTATAGCAGTAATAAAAGCAATAACTTCAACTATATCTTCAAAAGATGGTTTTCTTTTTGCTTTATTTTTTATATCATAAGATATTTCTTTAATTTTAGCTTTTACATTATCTTTCTTTAATTTGGTAACTTGAATATCTTCCTCAGGTATAGGAGTATCTAATATTAAATCCTGTTGTTTTTGAATTTCATTAATTTGATCTTCAATAACTCGAATTTTTTCATCTATGTTGATTTCTAATTTAGAAACTAATTCATCTCTTTCTTCATCTTTAATATATGGACTATTACGTATTTGATTAAGTTGAATTGGTTTAGTGAGTGTTAACTCATCTTTTTTCATTTCAAGTTTTTGCTGCTCTAATTCGAGTTCAAGAATACGTACAGTTTGAGCGTATTGAGCTTTTAATTTCTTACCAGCTCTAGCTAATTTATTTTTACTTCTAGCTATAGTTTTATCATCCCCACCAACTAATCCCTGAACGTTTTGCTTATTTTGCTCGTTTGCCATTATTTAGATATAAATACAGTTTCGGAATATATATTATTTAATTTACCACGTAATACATTTAATCTACCAAATAGAGTAGAAGCATGTACTCCATAAGCATATGGAGATGGGGATGTTCGAATATCAGAAGCAAAATTATTTAATGCTTCTAATAATTTATCTAATAATTTAACAGTTTGAGCTCCCAATAAAGCGGGTTCAGTAGGTGTTTTACCAGTTGAATTTAAACCTAAATAAATTTTAGGACTATTTAATAATATACTATTACTAGAATTTAAATGGATTACTTGAGTAGCTCCTAATTCAATATTAGTATTTGAATGAAGCATAATTTCATCTTTTCTAGAATTTAAAGTAATTCTTTCAGATGATATAATTATTTGGCTATTTAAATACTTCGTTGGATTAATTGGAGATGTTAATGGATTTTGGTCAATTAATTTTGATACTGATAATGGGATTAATTGAGATGATGTTAAATAAATAGATGAATCATCATTATTTATATTTTCTATATAAGGTTCAACAGAATTTTTAGGATACTTATACCCATTAACTAATAAAGTAATTGGATCTCCATTATTTCCGATTTTAGACCAAAAATTTTCAGTTTCATTAAATTTTAAAGTTCCACTTAAACGTAAACCTTGTCCCCATCTACCATATAAAATATGATCCCCTTCAAACGGAATTAAAGTACTAATTGTTTCTTTTTCTTCAATTGTATCTCCTAATTTAATTGAATTATCTTCTTTAACATTAAAAACAGCCTGAGAATTATGGTTAGGACTATTAAATAAATTAATTGGACTTAAATAATAAATTTGTTTTTGATCTGTTACATCAGAAGAGTTACTTGATGGTAAATCAACTAATAATATTAATTCTTCAATTAATGGGATATATGAATTAAATGGAAATAAAGGCTTAGCAAAATTTAATTTTTTTAATGATTCATTATTAATATCAGTTGGAACCGGTTTATTAGGAGAAACATAATATACATTTCCTATATTAGTCCAATCATCATAAAATCCAGGAGAATTTTTATCTATAACAACATGAAATACACGCCCAACCATAGAAGATTGAGACGTACTACCTCCAGTTGAACTTAAAGTATTAAATAAAACACCTTGATTATTCCTTACTATTGTTGTCATCTACTTCTACGGGTTTAGATACTTCACTATCTATTTTTTGTACTTCACCTCTTAATTGTTCTAATTCAGCCTCACTTAAAAAATCTCCATCTCCATTACCACCCGAATTAGCCATAGCACGTTGAATAATACCCGCCATTTTAATTAATGAATCATCATTTTTAACAGAAACGTCAAGATATTCTTTAATTAATGGAACAACCATTAAAGCCGATTGAGTATCGGATATAAGTGGTTTTAATCCCGAAATAAGATCTTTTAGTTGTTTTTCTTTTTCTTTAGAATTATCATAGATATTTTTTAGAATATCTGAAAATGTTTTCTGACCGAATATTTTTTGTTCAAAATCCATAATATTTATTTATTATAAATATATTTTTTTAGATTTTTACAAAACCTGTTTCGTAATATTCATTATATAAACGATAATATATCTTTTTTAATACTTTAATTACTTTAGTAATTTGAAAAGTATCAACATCTATCATTTCACGGATATAAATGTAGATGGCTTTTTTATTAAATATTTCTAAATTTTCACGTTTACGAAATAATTCTAAAATTACATCAGCTGTTTTTTGATCTTGAGTTCTTGAAAATATATTTTCCAAATGTACATCCATATAACGAACAAAATAAGAAATAAAATCGTTTAAATCAGCGTCATTATTAGCTTCACGAACTAAATTATCAACAATAATTTTATCTTCATCTACTTCTTCTAATTCACCTTTCTTTTTAATTTTTTTATAATTTTTTTCATTATAAATAATTAAATAACGCTTAGCAATAGTTCCAAAATAAGAATATGCTTTACCTTTAGATTGGTCATATAAATGTAATTTTTCAAGTAAAAAAGCAACTACCTCATGTTTTAATTCATTGATAGTATCAACATCGGTATAATAAAACTTAAATGTATGGATGATATTTTCTGCTAATTTGTGAAAAGCATAGTCAATACGTTGATCAAAAATATGATTACGTTCGTCTTGATTTTTGGAGGCTAAATATTCTATAATAGCTTCTTCAGTATCTGAAGTAAAATATAGAATTGATTTTTTAGGCTTACGTTTACGAATAGTGCCTTTTTTAGTAAGAAGTACCTCTTCTTCTGGAGGGGATATTAAATCCATATTAATTTCGGGTTTTGAAAGAATTCAATTG